AGTTATAAGTATATTACAGAGCTATTATAGTTATATTACTATTCCCAAAGAATATAAGATATGGTATCAGAAAGAGAGGGGTCTTGTCAAGGGGTTTAGACCAATATGAAAATAAATAAAATAATGCTTGACATGAGCATAAGAAATCTATATAATGTCGTCTGCAAAAACATATGAACAGAATGTAAGTTGTAGGAAGAGCTAAAACGAGCTTCATCTAGCGTTAAAACCTAGGTGCTACACAGTTCGATGGGGAATAGGGTCTATCCACTGAAGACCATAACATGTTTTTCATTAAAAACGAAAAACGGGGGAGTCATATGTTCCCAACAATAGTGGCTAATAATCAGCGACGTAATGCTCGAAGCTTTGCTTCTCGCGGGCTTCACAAGTGAAGGTTCTGAGAAGAAGAGAATTGAAGTAGCTACTACATATAAAGCTTGTGGTAGTGTGGCTCTAACAGCTAGTATGACTCAAGTACCAAGAGATACAGTTAAACACTGGATGAAACAACCTTGGTGGTCTGAGATGCTTAATGAGTTGTCTTATGAAGACAATACAAAGCTTGACAGCAAGCTTGAGAGGGTGATGGATAAAGCTCTAGATCAAGTCATGGACAGACTAGAGAATGGTGATTTGATGTACGATCCTCGTACTGGTAAGGTAGCTCGTATACCAGCTAAACTTAGGGATGTAGGTAAGATTGTTAATGACTCTATTGATAAACGATTACTTATTAAGAAGGTTAATGCACCTAAAGAAGAATCAACTAAACAGATAACTGCTGACCACTTGGTACAACTTGCTAAAGCATTTGCACAGTTTTCTACAGGAAAGAAACAGGGGGATAAACCTGGAACTCTCTATGAAGGAGAGGCAGTAGAAGTGTTGGATAGCTTAGGATTGGAAGAGGGTTATAAGGAGAAGAAAAATGGCTAAGGGATGCAAGGGGCGGAAGCCTCCTAAGAAGTAATATGCCATTTCAAAAGAATGGTGTCAGGCAGTATGACCGCGAGCTTGCCTGGGAGAAGAAGAAAAAACCTACTAGGGTTAAGGATAGAGCAGCTAGAAATTCTGCAAGAAAACAACTTGGATTAAAGGTAGGAGACCCTAGAGATGCTGGACATAAGAAAGCTCTTTCAAAAGGTGGTGGTAAGGGTCTTGCTAATTTATTTGCTCAGTCTGCCTCTGAAAACCAAAGCTTCTCAAGAAACAAAGACGGAAGTATGAAGTCTGAGAAGAGTAAACGAGAGCGTAAAAAGAAATAAGCTAGACTAATTCAGTGATAGAATGCCTCCTTTGTAACGAGGATACGTGGGTTTGATTCCTACATTTAGCTCCAAGGAAAACAATAGTATGATACATTGGACACCAGAAGGCCATATTTATAAACTAGGACTTAATTTTTTTATATGTTCTGGTTGGTTTAGAGTAGTACTATGTTGGGCATCAATAGAAAAAAAAGAAGTTTACACAACATATTTTAGGTTTAGGTGGTCTAAACAATTTAAGTTTTTTTATAGTAAAAATAAAAGTAATATTATAGAAGACTATTGTTTTATAAATGATTTATATCTCTTTACTAGAGAACAAAAAGAAGAATATGACAGTAGAACTAACTAAGGATTTAATCAAAGGCTTCGTTGGTAGTTGTTTGATAGCTGGCTTCGATGGTAGTAAGCCTATACCTAAACTACACGAAGAGATGTGGGAGTTATGCTGCTCTGAAAAGAAATATGTAGCTATAGCCGCCCCACGTCGTCATGCTAAATCAACAGCTATAACCCTTAGTTATACCTTAGCTACTGTTCTATTTCGTCAGAAGAAGTTTGTTGTTATTGTCTCTGATAGTGAAGCACAAGCAGGAATGTTCTTAGGACAGATTAAATCTGCTCTACAAGAGAATGAATCTATTATAGATTTGTTTCACATTAAAAGAAATGAGAAAGGTGTTGTACAGTTTCTAAAGGAAACTGAGACAGACATCATTGTTGAAACAGAAGATGGACATAAGTTTCGTATCATTGCTAAAGGTAGTGAAACAGGTAATGAATAAAGAACGTAGGCTTAAGTTTAGAAAGTGGTTCTATGGTGCTCTAATGCCTGCTCTTTCTCAGAATGGTAGTATACGGTATGTAGGTACTATTCTTCATCAAGACTCCATGCTTGAGAACCTAATGCCTAAAGAGTTTGGACCTTACACAGTTAGGGAAGAGCTTAAAACATATGCTACTAAATATCTAGGCTTGTGGAGAAGTGTTAAGTATAAGGCTCACAACTCAGACTTCTCTGAAATACTGTGGCCTGATATGTGGAGTAAAGAAACTCTCATGGCTATGAGGGAGGATTATTTAGCTAAAGGTCTTCCTGAACAATATTCACAAGAGTTCTTGAACATCCCTATTGACGAATCTACAGCTTATTTTAAGCGGCAGGACTTCACAGCAGAAGGACTAGAAGATAAAAAGAAAACACTAAACTACTATATCTCTGGTGACTGGTTATCTACACATACGAAATGTTATAAGAGAGCGTATGGATGGAGAGGAAATTGTAAATACAATGATTGGTTTGCAAAAGGTTTATCAACCACTAGCATTTGGTATTGAGGAAACTCAAATTACTAAAGCTATTGGTCCATATCTCAATAGAGCTATGGTAGAGACTGGAACATACTTGAATCTTATTCGTATGAATCCACATAAAACTGATAAACAAGCTAGAGCACAATCAATAAGAGCTCGTATGCGGGCAGGTGGTGTCAAGTTTGATAAGAGTGGGGACTGGTATAGCAACTTTGAAGATGAACTTCTTACCTTCCCTAGGTCTAGGCATGATGACCAAGTAGACTCTTTCGCTTACTTAGGGCTTATCTTAGACAAAATCATAGATGCTCCCACACAACAAGAGCAGGATGATGATGAATACCAACGAGAATTAGAGGAGTCTGGAGCAATGAACACTGGGAGAGACCCTTGTACGGGTTACTAGATGAAATTAGATAAAATTGTTGACAATGTTAATGTTGCTGAAGACCTCTCAGATGAAAAACTGCTAGAGATTGGTAACAAAGTAGTAGAAGGTTACGATGCTGACCTACTTTCCAGGGTTTCTTGGGAGAAAGACCTAGAGAAGTGGACTAAACTAGCGTTACAAATTGTAGAAGAGAAGACATTCCCTTGGAGGAATGCAGCTAACGTGAAATTCCCGTTACTTTCTACAGCATGTATGCAGTTTAATGCTAGAGCCTACCCAACTCTTGTACCACCAGATGGTAATGTTGTTAAATGCCGCATCATTGGCTCTGACCCCACAGGGGAAAAGGCACAAAGAGCATGGCGTGTTAGCAAATACATGTCTTGGCAAGTAATAGAAGAGATGGATGACTGGGAAGAGCATATGGATAAGCTATTACTTATCCTTCCTATCACTGGAACAGCCTTCAAGAAGATATATTGGGATAGTCAGAAACAAAAGAATTGTTCTAAGCTTATATTTCCAACTGACTTAGTAGTAAATTACTGGGCCAAAACGCTAGAAGATAGTGAGCGTATTACAGAGAGGTTCTTCCTTTCCAAAAGAAAGATTGAGGAAAGACAACGCACTGGTATCTACCGTGATGTTGACTTAGGTGATCCTGTAAATTACGACCCTATTATTAAAAATAGTAAAGATGTGGTTATGCCATCTAATGATGATACTACTCAGTATCTTATCTTAGAACAGCATAGATATTTAGACTTAGATGATGATGGTTATGAAGAACCATATGTTGTTACAGTAGAAAAACACACAAAGGAAGTACTACGCATTGCACCTAGATTCACAAAGGATAGTGTCTTTGTAGATGAGAAGGGTAAGGTAATGTTTATAGTACCTGATAATTATTATGAAAAGTTTTCATTCGTTCCTAACCCAGATGGCGGATTTTATGACATTGGTTTCGGGAGACTCCTTGGTTCCATTAATAGCTCTGTTGATACTTCTATTAATCAGCTTTTAGATGCTGGTACATTAAGTAACTTACAGAGTGGCTTTATTGGCAAGGGTTTGAAGATGAAGATGGGTGAGAGTTCTTTCGCTCCTGGTGAATGGAAAGCAGTTAATGCTACCGGGGATGATATTAAGAAGCAGATTTATCCGCTTCCTACTAAAGAGCCTAGTCCAGTATTAATGAATCTCTTAACCTTCCTAGTTCAATCTGGTAAGGAACTTGCCTCAGTAGCAGAGATATTTGTAGGTAAGATGCCAGGACAGAATACTCCTGCAACTACTACAATGGCTTCTATTGAACAGGGTATGAAGGTGTTCACTGCTGTATATAAACGTATTTATCGTTCAATGACTAAGGAGTTTAGAAAACTTTACAAGTTAAATAAACAATATGCTAACCCAGAAACTTATGTAGATATTCTTGATGAGAAAATAACTCAGAGTGACTTTGAAGGTAAGGATAATGATATTGTTCCTGCCGCTGATCCTCAAGCTACCGCTGGTCAAGAGAAGCAGATGAAGGCACAATTTATGATGCAGCTACTTAGCTTAGGTACACTTAATCCTATCCAAGTAACAGCCTTTATTCTAGATGCTTATGAGATTCCTAACAAGGAACAGTTTATGATTCAACAGCCTCAAGGTGATCCTGCTCAAGCAGCCGCTCAACAAGAAGCTGAGATGAAGAATAAAGAATCTGAGATGAAGATGCAGCTTGCACAAACTCAAGCACAGCATAAGATTCAAGTAGAAGAAATGAAGTCTAAGATAAGTATGGCAGAGGCAGAGCAAAAGAGTGCTCTAGAAGCTCAAGCTAAAGCTCTTGATATTAAATACAAGCAAGCAGAGGCTATTCTAAAGGCTCAAATTGCTCAAGAGACTCATGCTATGTCTATGGGCCAACAAGCTGATAAACACCAGCTAGGACTCATTACAGCGGCACAGTCACATGCACAGAAGATGAAACAACAACCTAAAGAAGGTAGTAAATGATTAGTAGAGATAGTTACTATGGGTGGCAACAACATGAGGTTACACAAGCCTACTTTGATGCCATTAATACTAGAATAGCAGATGCGACAGAGCTTCTTGTAACTAGTGCTGGACTTGATTCAGATCAAGATAATTTTTATAGGGGCTTTATTAGAGCTTACAATGAAATGCTTAATTTTGAGGTAGATGAATGATAGTTCCATTTTTACATAGGGTTCTAGTTAAACCTGCTCCAGTAGAAACTAAATCAGCAGGTGGTATTATTCTCTCTCTGAATGAGAAACGAGAACAAGCTGCTGCTGAAGAAGGTACTGTTCTTGCTATTGGTGATACCTTCGGTGCAGACTATAAAGCGAGTGTTCTTCCTAAAGTAGGGGACACTGTTTATTTTGCACGATATGCAGGTAAGTGGATTAAAGAAAATGATGAAGATTTAGTTCTTCTTAATGATGAAGACATTTTAGCAATTAAGGAATAAGACATGGATGAAGATCAAGTACAAGTAGAAACGTCTATTGAGGATACAGCTAAAGCGCAAGGTTGGAGACCAATAGAAGAGTTTGATGGGGATAAAAGTAAATGGGTATCAGCAGAAACCTTTGTAGCTAAGGGAGAGTTAATTGGTAAAATTGAAACTCTTGGCAAGAAACTAAAGGATGCTGACAAGGCAATTAAGATGCTTACTGAGCATCATCAAAAGGTTAAAGAGTCTGAGTTTAAACGTGCAGTAGACTATCTAAAGGCACAGAAGAAACAGGCTTATGAGACTGGTGATGTAGATAAAATTATTGAAATTGATGAGAAGATTCTAGAAGCTAAAGAAGCTCAAAAGAATATTCCTAAAGATGAAGAAGTAAAACCAGATGTACATCCCTCATTCCAGAAGTGGCAAGAAGAAAATTCTTGGTATACCACTGATAGTGAAATGAGACAGGATGCAGATGCTTTTGGTAATGCTTATGCAGCAAATAACCCAAACAAAGACCCAGAAGAAGTACTTGAATATGTAACTAGGAAGATTAAGAAACTATATAAAGATAAGTTTGAGAATCCTAATAGAGTAAAAGCTTCAGCCGTAGAGGGTGGTGGTAATAGACAAGAGTCTACAAATGATAGCTTTCAACTATCAGAAGAAGAAAAGAAAGTTATGAATACCTTCATCCGTATGGGTGTCATGTCTAAAGAAGACTACATTAAAGAACTGAAAAAAGTAAAGGAACAGAACTAACATGGCTAATGTTAAAAGACCTACAAGAACTCCTCTCGGCGCAAGAAGCCGTCTAGCTGTTAAGGGCAAAGAACCCGGCTTTCACTATCGTATTGTGAACGATGTGGAAGGAAGAATTCAAGACTTCATTGACGCTGGTTATGAAGTTGTATCAGATGATGGCGTCACTGTTGGTGACAAACGTATTGCAAATCCTACCCAAGAGGGGAGTCCTGTAAAGGTTCATGTTGGTGGAGGCAACCAAGCATACTTAATGCGAATTAAAGATGAGTGGTACTCTGAAGACCAAGCAACTAAACAGGCTCAAATTAATGAACTAGAAGATGGAATGAAAGCTAAGGCTAAAGAAAATTCTTTCTATGGTGACATTAAAATCTCCAAGTAGGTATTAAATTTTTGGAGGATATAAATGGCTAATGTTAGTCGTGTAAATGGTTTTAAACCAGTTAAGCATTTTACTGGTGCCCCTTATAATGGGCAATGTAATGCATATGAAGTTTCTGTAAGTGAGACTGTACCTGTATTCGTAGGTGACTTAGTAGTTCGTTCTACTAATGCTTCTACCACTGGTCTAGTTACTGTTAAGTCTCTGTCTGCTCATGCTACAGATGCTAATGATGTAACTTCTGGTGTTGTACTTGGTGCAGTTGTTGGTGTTGTTAATCCTAAGCTTGATCCTATTACTGGTAAGATGACTACAGGTAGTATCTCTCTAGATACTCCTCAGTATGTTCTTTTGCTCTAGCAGATATTGGTCTCAATGCTGACGTTGGTGTTCTAGCTAATGCTGCTTCTAAAGTTAATGGTAGTTCACCAATGTATGTAAATGCTACTTCTCCTACTGCATCGGCCGCACGGCCTGTTCACGTTGTAGGGTATGTGATGAGTCCTGATAATGAAGCTCCAGCAGCTTATAATAAAATTCTTGTTCAGCTAACTACTAGCGCACAAGGTAACGCTATTGTCGGCGTATAAGGAGAATAGACTATGGCTGTTATACGCTGTTGAGTGGGATAAGCTGTTCGAGAAGAACAACTCCACTCGTGCTTATGAAGAGGATGTTGGTCTAAGTTCTTTTGGTCTTGCTCAAGTTAAGGCTGAGGGTGCTCCAATTACCTTTGATACAGAGAGACAGGGTTTCACTTCTCGTTACAATCACTTAGTATATGCTCTAGGATTTATCATCACTAGAGAGATGTATGAAGATGATCAGTATGACATCGTAGGACAGAAGAAGGCTCAAGCCCTTGGCCGCTCTATGAGACAGACTAAGGAAATTGTTGGTGCTAACGTATACAACAGAGCCTTTAATACCTCTTATACTGGTGGTGATGGTAGTACTCTAGTTGCTTGTGCTGGTGGTGGTTCTGCCTCTCATGCCAACGTAGCTGGTGGTACTTTTACTAATGGTGTTTCTGTAGCTGCTGACCTTTCTGAGGCTGTTCTAGAACAAGCTTCTATTGATATTGCTGAGTTTGAAGCTAAGAGAATTCTTGGTACTGAAGGTCGTGTTGGTACTGAATTAAATGATCTGAACGCCATTAAGACTATGGGCATTATCCCTGAAGTTGTTGTTAATCATTATCTAACTGATAGCAATGCTTGGTTCATTCTAACTGATGTTAAGAATGGTCTGAAGTACTTTGAACGTCGGGGTGATGCTTTTGATATGGACAATGATTGGGATACTGAGAATGCTAAGTATAAAGCTACTGCTCGTTACTCCTTTGGTTGGTCTGATCCTCGTTCCATCTACGGTTCTCCTGGAGCTTAATAGATGAGCAATACTCTGACTCCTAAAGCCAGAGGTTCGCTAACAAAGATGGGTTCTATTGCTCGTACTGATACTACGGCAGTAGACCTCTTCTCTTTACCTAAAAGTGCTGTTATTGTAGGCATTTATGTAATTGGTGGTGTAGCATCTGATGCTACAACTACTGCTACAATTGGTATTGGTTCAACTACCTCTGCAAATGAATATATGACTGATTATGATGTAAAGACTGCTGCTACTGGTGAAGGGTACAATCCTGCTGCCGGTGCCGCTGTTGGTTCTGCTCTAGCTACCAAACTTACTTCTGATAAGCGGGTGTATGGTATCTATGCTGAAACAGGTACTGCCTCTTCAACTGGTGGTCCTTGGATTGTTAAAGTAGAATATTACGTCACCGGACCTGGTGAAACACTGTAACAAAACCCAAAGGGGGTGGAAGTTTAACAACTTCTACCTCTTTTTTTTATCCTTTTGTTGTCGAACAATGTTCCGATGAAAGATTCTAACTGAGGAGATTATTATGGCTATGAATGTCATTAATGTTGTACCAAACTGGTAAACGAATTCGTGTATTAGGTATTGTAGCTATTACTACTTTAGCTAATAGTATTAATCTTGATTCTGGTACTACTGATATTACTGGAATTTTTCCACTAGCTGCTAATGGTGGTTTAGTATTACCATTCTGTGAACACGGTTGGTGTGAAACTGCTGAAGGTGCGGCACTAAATATTACTCTATCTGTTGCTACCTCTGTAGGTATTCAACTTATTTACATGGTGATTTAATATGTTTAATTGGTTTAAAAAGAAACCTGTTGTTGTCGTTGAGAAGACTCCAGCAGTAAGATTACAAGAACAACTAATTACTACACAAGTAGTTACTGCTGCTGTAAAAAAGGAATTTTATCATGAGATAATTCCTATTAAAACTGAGTTTAAGGTTAAAGTATATAATCGTAAATCTGGTGCATTAGTAGAAGAAACACAAGTAAAGACTAAAGATAATGCTATTGATACGGCACTTAGTTTACTGGCTAAATATAATAAAGGAGTTGTATAATGGCTCTAGCTTTTGCTACTACTCTTCGTAATGCTATGTTAGATCAAATTAAGACTGCTCTTGATGCTGGGAGTGGTGCAGCCCTAATTCGTATTTACGATGGTACAAGACCAGCTACAGGTGGTACCGCTACTACTTTGTTAGCTGAATTAACTTGTACTGATCCATCAGCGGGGAGTGCTGCATCTGGTACACTTACCTTTAGTTCCATTACACAAGATGCTTCTGCTAATGCCACTGGTACTGCCACTTGGTTCCGTATGGTTGATAGTGCTGCTACATTTGTTATGGATGGAAACGTAAGTACTTCTGCAAGTGATTTAAATTTAACTACTACAGCAATTGTTGCAACACAACCAGTATCTATATCTTCTGCTACTATTACAGCAGGAAATGCTTAACTTAAAGGAAATAAAATATGCTTACACTAGCACAAGAAACAACACTAATTACCGCACTCAAAGCCTCTACCGATCCGGTGCTGGCTCCCTTGGTTGTTGCCCGCGACAACGTGCTGATCGCAGACTGGCTCAATGCTTTGTCCAACACTAATGCGTGGAATGAAGCCATGACCGCCAACGCTTTGTTTGAAGCAATGGAC